AGATTTTGCGATTGAATACGTGGCGCAATACCACCAAACTTTGTTATTTTAAGACTTGGCAATTGAAATCTTCCACAATATTTATAAAAGAACTCTCGATAAAGTACGCCTCAAACTCTGCTGATGGCTTATCTTCATTGATTAAATCACGAAAAGTTTGCCAATAATGCACACACTCATGCACAATAACTGCATTTGGATTATTAACATTAGGTCGAATTGCTATTATCCCATAGTGTTCTCCTTGTGAGCCAACTATGTGCGAGAAATATCCTCCCTCTCGTTTGCAAAACTCTTGCATTGGAAGTTTATATTTGTCACAAAAAAAATCAAGTTGCCTTTGATTTATCACCAGCACATACTTAATAAATCCAAATGGAGATAGATGCTCATTCAATTTAATTTTTTTATTCTTTGTGATTTTAAGGCTTGGCATTATTCTGTAGCCACTCCATCACAATCGCAATCAGGCGCACACGGCGTAGCAACCTGTACAATCTCACGCACAATCACGCGCTCTGTTGGGCGTGGCACATCAATCACAGTTGATAGCCCATCGGTTGAGCAACAATTGCATGGTGGACAATGTTCAATAACTTTACATTCTTTGCATGACATCACACTCTCCATGTATTTTGTGTTGATTGAAAGCCTTGCTTAAACTCACTTACAACATCAATCTTTGCTTGATTCTCACCGATTTTATATTTTCGTTCAAATACTGAGGCGAGTTGTGTATCTGCAAATTCATACTTGCGAAACAGCAATAGGTTAGCCAATGCTCCAGCAACAATTGTACTTTGATATCGGTCAAATATTAACTTGTCAACCTCACATGCGCTCTGAGTTGGAATAGCGATGTAATCAATACGGAAACCAGCCTCTTTATCAACGACAGGCGTTTTTTTCAGCACGATTTTATTCGGTGGCTCAAACTTGTATATATGATTATCACATCGTTGGATTGGTATATTGCATCCTTGGTATCCACAGCCATTCCGCCCGAACATATAACTGCGCAGATTATCAAATGATTCGCCACGATGGCAATTGCCGTAATCAAGCCCATGTACTAAATGAACCTGCTCACTGTCGCCAGCCTCTATGTAATAGTCACGAACGCCAGCCTGTACCGATATAACAGCAATACGGCGTAGTATTTTTGTGTTACGTGCAAACTCAATCAGTGTTGCGCCAATCCATTCAAGTGCCACATCATCAGGTACGCCTTGTGCGACCACTCGAACTTGTGGTAAAAAATCAGTCAATGGTACAAACTCTACATCGCGCCCATCGTTACTGCATACGCTATACTCAACTGGAGCAGGACTATTGCATTTTGGTTTTAGGCATCCGCAAGACATTATTTAGCCTCTTTTTGATAGGTCTTTTTAACCTTGTCATGTAAGCCAAGGCGTTGATAAAACCAGTTGTAATGCTGTGTTGATTTATTTGATGACGTAACGCTTTCCTGCTCAGTACCATATAATCGAAATAGCGTGTAATCAATCATTGCAGAATAAAAATCACATCCTACTTGGTCTAATGTTTGCTCAACATCAAATGCAATTGATTTAGGCTTAACAGCACATAGCATACGCGCGTAGACTTTTTTAGCAGGTAAAACAGCAGGGCTTACAGTGAAACGATTATTGCTATTTGTTTCAATACTGTACTCGCTTGGATAGTCTGTTGATGGCTTACACCGTGTGCGACTCATAGCCGTACTTGCACCACCATCTACTTTGCGAATGTCGGCTATCTTAATTCCGTTTACGTCTGTGATTGCATCTACTTTATACAACTTATCACAACAACATGGCTGCTGTACTTCACCCTCTGATAACTCAGCGACTACGTTTTTTTGAAATAAGTCAGGGCGTACTTCAAAAATCTCGCAATAAGCCTCATTAAGCAAATCAACGATATGCGCATCCTCAAATCTATCTTTGTCAATATCGCCAATATCAAGGCGAATGCGCGTAATGAAATCTTTTACCTTAATACTCATTCAATTTCTACAGTTGTAGTTTTAGATGGGCGACCAACGGATTTTTTTACTTCTACTTTTTCTTCTGCAATAACACCAACGAATGATTGCTTTTGTGGGTGTGCAAAGTATTCATTAACATGTGCGTCTTTTGGTACATCGAACTCAATACCATTTACGTGCGATTGGTAAACAACTTGCTCTTGTAGCATACGACCGCCACGACCTTGTAATTGTGTCATTTTTAACTCCTAACGTTTGAAAATAGGTGCGCCCCGAAAGACGCACCAAAGCATCTTAAACTTGGAAGCCATCCATTTCAAAACGGCGACCGAAAAGCACGTCCATATTACCAGTAAAACCAGCAGCAGGCAAGGCTACAATTTCCAATTCAATTGCATCAACCTTAGCCGTGTGTGGATAAGCGGTAAACACAAATGAGTTTTGTGTATATGCAGCAACCGCACCACCCAATGCTGTAGGCGTACCAGTTGATTTAACGGAGGTCAATACTTCACCAGTCGCATCGTCATAAGTGCTTTCGTACTTATCGGCAGTCAAAGTCAAACCTTCAACAGTAGCGATGTTGAACTCAAAGCCAGTTTCAGGGCGTTTAAAATCAACAAAGAAGTTTGTCAAAGTAGCATGGTTAGGCGACAAGAACAAACGTAACTTGTCACCGACAACCAAGTCAGCAGCAGTTTTGTTGTAATCACGTTTCAGGATAGCCATAAACTCTTTCCATTCTTTACGTTTACGGAAGCCATAGCCACCATCAACACGCAAGTCAGGTTGAGAGAATAAAGGCAAGCCGTTGTCGCTAAGTGTGCAACTGCAAGAAACATCGTTCTTATCATTGCCGCCATCATATAAGTTATATACAGTCATATTTTACTCCAGTAAATTAAAGAACAATTGCCGCAACAGCAACTGAGCGACCACTCAGAACACTAACGTCAAAGTCGTAAGAGCCAATTAAGTAAATGTCATTGAGCAATTTTTCCCATTCGAGGTATTGCAATACACTTGGTGCAGCAATCATTTCAGGGTCACCCAACAGAACATACTCAACCAAACGACCATCAGCCAAACGCTTAGTAGGAATGAATGGTGAAGATTGAACTTCTGTGCCATAAACTGGCAATACCATACCGTCAATTGCAGGATTTTTTTCCAAGCAACATGAACCGCCAGCACCAAGTGCCGATTGTTCTGCACGCAAACGAGAAACAAAACCTTGCGATGCACGCAATTTCAAGTTTGGCGAACCACAGGTAACGCCCGCTTCTGACAATGCCAAATCAAGACGGCGTACAACTTCAACCGCAGTAACTTTAGTATCAGAAACATCATCTTCTTTACGCACATATTCCAATGGAGTAGTGCTATCGCCGAGTTTAATGCCACCAGTACGGAAACCAGCCTGCATACCTTGGTTATATTCAGCAGCCATTGCTACAATCATGCGATAACCATATTCCTCGTTCATATCACGAAGCATTGCGGCAATCACTTTTTCGTAACCATCTTGCATCATTTCCCATTGTTTACAATAACGGGCTGCTTGCGCACGAGAAAATTTTTCTTTAATCTCGTAGTTCTGACACATGGTCAATTCACCATTGCGAATCGGGTTAGGCAAGCCAACTGATTCACCATTATATTGATGGCGTGTGAATACTTGTGGCTCAATATTGCCAATCAAGTGATAGTGTGCAGATGGCGCACAGTTCAAGCCAAGACTTTCAGCCGTCCACGCTTGATTAACAAAGCCCATCAATGATGAACATTGGTGGATTTCGTTAATAACGATGTCGGTAAGATGTGGTGGGCGGTATAAGCCTTGGATGCCACCTAAGTCAGCGGCTAATACGTTTGTACTCATGGATTACTCCTCAAATTTTGATAAAAATTTCAATAACTCTTGCTTTGTACCTGTACGCGCAATGCGTGACTTCTCGGCAATATCAGCAGCAGTCATTTTCCGTTTGCCATTACTGGCTTGTTTAGGTGAAATCGCTACGCCAGTTGGTCGTGCGCTTGCGATTACTTTGTTACCTTCGCCATTCTTAGTGCTCAGATATTCATCAAGTACCATACGAATAGCAGGAATTTTAGATACGTCTAATTTTTCACCAGCAGTCAAAACTAAATCCATTGCAGATGCACCAGAAAAATCTTTCTTCTCAGTCGCCCATTGAACAAAGTCGCTATTCGGAGCAAGTAACCCCTGAATTTCAGGGATAGTGCTTGCCACTGATTGCATCCAAGTTGTTTGTGCGCTCTTGCGTTCAATATCACCAAATCGAGCATTAACACGTTCATCAACTACTTTTTCAAAGTCAACAGGCTTAGTATTACCCATCGCTTTCAAGACAGCAGCATTTGTTGTGCGAATTACTTGATTAGCAACGTCATCACCGAGTGACGAACGTAACCCCTCAGCATCTTCATCGCTTACAAATGATTGATTTTGAACGGTTTTTTCACGCAAAGCAGCCAACTCAGCAGCATTTTCAGCAGCAATTCGCCGTTCTTCTTCACGTTCAGCGCGTTCAGCCTTGCGCTCCTCTGATAATTCAAGCAACTTCTGTGCTGCGAACGCTCCATTTTCAGCAGAGATACGCAATCGCTCACGTTCTTCTTCTGCTTTAGCAAGTCGTCCACGCCATGAATTGATGTCATTATCATTATCAACTGGTTTTTCATCGACAGTTTCTACCTCATTAGAAACAACAACTTCTTCTTCTGTTTCTTTTTGTGGTTCTTTACCGATTTTTTCCAATCGAGAGCGCACATCAGGCGGCAATGTATCTGCAATACTCATATCTTATTCCTTGTGCATCAGACCTTGCGGAGTGACACGGTTAGTAGTTAAATTAAAAAAGCCACAAAAACGGTGACTTGCTTATTTGTTAAAGGGCGTTATAGACTAACGTGTCTATTCGTTGCCTTTGGGTTATCGGGTTTAAAAATCATGCCAGTTAAATCTGCAATAGAGTTAGCGGCACTTTGATACTCTTTTTTCAATTCGTGGTTCATTTCACGCCGAGCCATTGATTGCATGACAAGCCATTGAGAATAAAGAAAATCCTCTAACTTGGTAGAAGTACCTTTATCCCGTGACAACGCATTTTGCAACTCAGATAATTCATCCTGTGAATTATCAGGTGCGAACATTTGTTGCCAGCGTGGCATGTCAGTGTTTTTCATTACTCACCACATGAACTGCGTTTACCCATTTTCCCTTTTGAGCCAGCAGGAATAGGTTGTTTTACAGTATTGCCAAAAATCATTCCAGCAACTTTAGATGTGTTATCTTGTACGCGAACAGGTGTATTACCTTGTGATTTTGGATTCGCGTTTTTGTTAGTTTGAACAGCCATTATTTACTCCTAAATTAACAACAGCACTTGCGTACTATTGGGTCATCAAAATGGTCGATAACAATA